ACGAAAGGCAAATGAGTAATAAATATTATAGAGATGAACGACAGATGGTTGCAGGATTTTCAACTACTTCCAAAACGCGTCCTCTTATTATTTCTACATTAGACACTTATATGAGAGAAAAAGATATTCTTATTCGTTCTAGCAGATTGATTGATGAAATGTTTACTTTTATTTGGAGTTCGGGTAGAGCTGAGGCTATGAAAAGTTATAATGATGACTTGATTATGGCATTGGGTATTGGATTATGGGTTCGTAATACAGCGCTTAGATTGAAGCAAGAAGGAATTGATTTAACTAAAGCAATGTTGAATTCATCTACGGTTAAATCATATGAAGAGGGGGTGTATACTAGCAACTGGCAAAAAGATAATCCATATGAAATGAAAATAGGTAATGGAGAAGTGGAAAATTTGAAGTGGTTGCTTGGATAATCTATATTTATATATTGAAACGCTTATAGATGAGAGAAGATTTAGATAAATGGTTTAAAGAAAAATGGGTAAACATCGGCAAAAAGGTAGATGGAAAGCACCCACCATGTGGAACTTCGGGAGAAAAAAAAGGTTATGCAAAATGTGTTCCTGCAGCAAAAGCAGCTGGAATGAGTAAAAAAGAAAAAGAAAGTGCAACTCGTAGAAAGAGAGATGCACAAAATGATGCAGGAAGAGGTGGTAAAAGTAGTAGTGGACAAGGTAAAGCACCAATAAATGTTTCTACTAAACCAAAAAATGAAGAGTGGAGTGATAAATATAAAAGTAGTATAGATTGTAATAATCCAAAAGGTTTCTCTCAAAAAGCACATTGCGCAGGAAAGAAAAAAAATGAAAATATGAATATAGAAGAAAGACTAAATTTATTTTTAGAAAAGAATTGTCCAACAGACCCAGGCAAATGGTCTGCATCTAAATCAGCAGCAAAATCTAAGTTTGATGTATACCCATCAGCATACGCAAATGGATGGGCTGCAAAAAACTATAAAGGTAAAGGTGGTGGTTGGAAAACTTGTAATGAAGGAGAAGCTAACGCATTATGTGAAGCTTGTTGGGATGGGTATAAGCAAGTTGGTGGTAAAATGAAAAATGGTAAAATGGTGCCAAATTGTGTTCCTGTAAGTGAAGATATTGATTCAGATGATGATGTAAATTATGGCTTAGTTGAACCAGAAGAATATGATGTAGAAGATGAGGATATGGTAGATTTCATTTCTTTTATGAGAACATATTCTAAAGATTTAAGTGAAGCAAATTGTAATTGTGTTTACGAAGCAGAATATCAGGGTAGAAATGTTCAGTTGGGCAAACCAATGCAAGGTGATATTAAAAAGTTCAAAGTATATGTAAAGAATCCAGCAGGAAATATTGTTAAGGTAAACTTTGGGCAAAAAGGAATGAAGATTAGAAAATCAAATCCTGCAGCTAGAAAATCATTTAGAGCAAGAATGAATTGTGATAGTCCAGGCCCAAGACATAAAGCAAATTATTGGTCTTGTAGAAAGTGGTAAAATTTGGTAATTCAAAAAATTTTACTTATCTTTATAAATTAATATAAAATAAAAATGGCAGATAAAACAATATTCGGTAGGTTACAAAAATTATTTTCAACAAATACCATTGTTCGTAAAACAAAAAAAGGTGTTAGAGTCATTGATACGGATGAATACCAATCAATATCAACTAACCTTGTTGACCGTTTTATGAAAATGAAAACACCGGCATATAGTACGGGAATGTTAGAATCTGCAATGTCTTACCAACAAGTAAGAGCAGATTTATTCAGAGATTATGATTCAATGGATAATGACCCTATCTTATCTTCTGCTTTAAATATTTTTTCTGATGAATCAACTCCAAAGAATGAACATGGTGATGTATTAAGAATCAATTGTTCAAATGAAAATATTAAAAGTATTCTTCATAACTTATTCTATGATATAATGAACATAGAATTTAATTTATGGCCTTGGAGTAGAAACTTAGTAAAGTATGGTGATTTCTTTTTACAATTAGAAATTGCTCCTGAATTAGGTATTATAAACATAGTACCAATGTCAGTTTATGAAGTTAGTAGAGTGGAGGGGTTTGATATGCAAAATCCCCAAAGAGTAAAATTTGTTTATTCACCATATACTAATCCATACGGAAGTACACAAGCTTCAAATAAAAAAGAATACGAAAATTACGAAGTAGCTCATTTCCGTTTATATTCAGACGCAAACTTCTTACCTTATGGTAAATCAATGTTAGAAGGAGCAAGGAGAGTTTGGAAACAATTAACTCTTATGGAAGATGCGATGTTAATCCACCGTATTATGAGAGCACCTGAAAAAAGAATCTTTAAAATTGATGTAGGTAATATTCCACCAAATGAGGTAGATAATTACATGCAAAAAATTATAAATGCAAGTAAAAAGACCCCATTTGTTGATGCAGCAACTGGCGATTATAATCTAAAATACAATATGCAAAACCTTATTGAAGATTATTATATGCCTGTAAGAGGTAATGATAATGGTACTTCAATTGATACCCTAAAAGGTTTAGAATATAATATGGTGGATGACCTTAACTATTTAAAAAATAAGTTAATGGCTGCATTACATATTCCAAAAGCATATTTAGGATATGAAGAAGATATTAGTGGTAAATCAACTCTTGCATCACAAGATGTTCGTTTTGCTAAAACAATAGAAAGAATTCAAAAAGTATTGGTGTCAGAATTAACTAAAATTGCAATTGTACATTTATACGCACAAGGGTTAGATAATGCAGATGATTTAGATTTTTCATTAGAATTAACAATTCCATCTAAAATTTATGAGCAAGAAAAGGTTGAATTATATACTTCAAAGGTGGCATTAATCCAACAAATGCAACAAACTAAAATGTTTTCTAAAAAATGGATGTATGATACAATAATGGATATGACTCCTGAAGAGCAGGATGAATTAACATTGAATGTATTGGATGATACAAAACAAACATTCCGTTTAACATCAATTGAGACACAAGGTGTTGACCCTGCTAAGCCAACTGGCGTAGAAGGAGAACCAACAAATGTTGAAGAAGAGTTAGATAGATTAAATAACGAATTAGAAACTGAAGGAAATGTTGGTAGACCTAAAGACCCGGTTAGATATGGTAAAGATGACCATCCATTAGGAAGAGACCCCTTTGGCCAAAAAGCTAATAAACAAAAAGAAGGTTCTGTTAAATATAAACCAAGAGAGAATTATAGAGAAATCTTTAAGGATATGATGGGAAATAAAAAGACTATTTTGACAGAAGATTCTAAATAAATTAATTAAAGTAATATAAAAATATATTTATATCAGAAAATCATAGCAATTAATGAAAACCATTAAACACTCAAAGTTTAAAAATACAGGATTTATTTTTGAATTATTGGTTAGACAAGTGACCTCAGAAATCATGTCTGGCAAAATAAATTCTATCGCAGAAAAAATATTAAAAGAGCATTTTAATTCTAAAAAGGAATTATCTAAAGAATTGAAATTATATCAATATCTTATAAATGAAAAATATAACTCAGAAAGCAAAGCTGAAAAATTCATTGACACTATTTGCGAAGCTCGTAAAAGATTAGACGAGAAAAAGCTTACAAAAGAAAAATATACTCTTATTAAAGAAATTAAGGAAACATATGATTTAGATGGGTTCATAAAATCTCCTATTTCAAATTATAAAACATTAGCATCTATATATAAGATATTCGAAGTAACTACATCGGAAGAGCAATATGACCCAACTGATATAGTTTCATCTCGTTTTACTATTGCTGAAAATATTATAAACTCTTCGATTCAAAACAAAGATGTTAAAATCAAAGATGCTATAATGGAGCAATATAAAAAGCAAGATGATGATTTAAGAGCAATATCATACAAGCTTTTAATTGAAAATTTTAATAAAAAATACAAAAATTTATCTTCTGAACAAAAGGGATTATTGAAAGAATATATCAATAATATGAATAATACTGGCAAATTAAAAGAATATGTATCAATAGAAGTTCATACAATTGTTGAAGGATTAAAAGAAGTTGGTTCTAAAATTTCAGATAAAGTTACAAAAATTAAATTAGCAGAAACAATTTCAAATTTAAAGAAAGTAAAATCTGCTAAATCTATTAAGGAATCACATTTATCAGCTATGATGATGTCATACGAACTTTTAAAAGAATTGAAAGATGCCAGCAGTAAGTAAAGCACAACAAAAATTTATGGGAATGGTTCATGCTACTCAAAAGGGTGATATGGAATCTCCATCTTCAGAAGTTTCAAAAGCAGCGGATTCAATGTCTGATAAAGATGCTAAAGATTTTGCATCAACATCTCATAAAGGATTACCAGACCACATTAAGGAATTCATAATAAAAGAACTTAGAGGTGTTAAGACTATTACTAAAGAATATGGTGAAGTTGTAGACCAAATTCAAAAACATTTGGATTTATATAAACAAACAAAAGGAACTCCTGCTGAAAAGCAACATATACAACATCTTAAACAACTTAACGATAAGAAAAAATCATTAGCAAACGAATTAGACCAAAAAGTTAGTGGGTTATATAAAGATGCTGAATTGAAAGTGGATGAAATGAGTACTACTGCAAGTGTACAAGGATATGATTCTCCTAATGCATTTACTAAAAGAGGTGATGAAAAAAGAAACGCTAAAAGACAAGCTGATTTGACTGGATATAGTGTAGTTAAAGAAAATCGTTGGTTAGAATTAAAAAAAGAAGATTCATCAGCTACATCTAAGATAGGTAAAGGTATTTCTAATATCAATAAACAATTAGCAGAAATGGAAAGATTTCTTAATTGGTATGGTAAATTGAAAGCTGAGAATGGTGTAACTAATGGACATTTTTGGAAAAGAACAAATAGTAATATTTATAAGATAAAGGAGAGACTCATTAAATTAGAACAACAAGTTCGCAAAATATCAGAATAAATGAAAAAATCAGAATTATTAGAACTTATTAAAAGTGTCATAAAAGAGGAAAGTGACTACCAACAATTATTTAAACATATGTTAGATAAGACTGGTAAGGATATCAACTCTATGAGCGATGATGATAAGAAAAAATTCTTTAATGGCGTAGATACTGCTTATAAAGCAAAATCGGAAGGTAGATTAAGGGGATATAATGAGGCAGAACTAACGGCAGGCCAAAAGAAAATTGATACCGATGGCGATGGAGAGATTGAAGGTTCAGATTTAGCAGCATTAAGAGCTAAAAATGAAGGGCTGAAAAAAAAAAAGTAAATGAAAATCTTCTAATTGGTATAGCAGCTACTATTAGTTCTATAATAATTAGTAAGATTATTTTTTACTATATGGTAGATTTGGCACAAAAAGGAATGAAATATTTTCAAGGTAACCAAAACTATAAAAAAGAGGTGAAACAAATTTTAGATTCTATATCAAACGATAAGAAAACAGTATCTGATATAGCTAAGATGGTTGACCCAAAAAAAGGAATTGATAATACAACTGTAGATAAGATTGTAAATTTACCATATGTAAATACTCAAATAATAAAAATGAGTGGTAGTACAAATGGAGAATTGAGTGAAACGGAATTAGAAAATGAATTAAAGACTATTATATTAAAGTCTTGGAATGATTCATCAATAATGGATAACGCTGTTGAAAAAGTAAAAAAAGATATAAAGTAAGATGAATAAAGGATTATTAATAGAAACCCATTTATTTGAAGCAAAACTTCAGAAAGAAGAAAATGGAACTTATTTAGTTAAGGGAATCCTACAAAGAGCAGGAGCCGCTAATCAAAATGGTAGAAGATATCCTAAAGAAATCTTAATGAGAGAAACTAAAAAATATGAACAACTTATTAAAGAAAGAAGAGCGTTAGGTGAATTAGACCATCCAGATTCTCCGGTTATTAACTTAAAGAATGTATCACATAATATTAGAGAAATTTATTGGGAAGGTGATGATGTATGTGGTGTAGTAGAAATTCTTTCAACTCCATCTGGCAATATCCTTAGAGAATTATTAAAGAATAATATTCGTTTAGGAATTTCATCTAGAGGATTAGGTTCAGTAAAAGAATTGAATGATGGAACTGTAATGGTTCAGGAAGATTTTGAATTGGTAGGTTGGGATTTTGTTTCAAACCCATCTACACATGGAGCATTTATGGCACCTATGAACGAATCAAAGCATTGGAAGCAAGTAGCTGATGAGTGTGGTAAGTGGTGCAAATCACAAGATTTAATGAGAGAAATCATAATAGAATTAAATTAATAATATGAAATTAGTAGATTTAGTACCTGGAAAGCAAACAAATATAAAAGAATCTATCGATGATATGGATGTAACACTTCCAGCACAAGTAGAAAGATTTTTAGATAGATTAATAGACCAAATTAAAGGATATAATTTATCAAAAAGAAAAGAGCAATTAGTAATTGCTAAAGTGATTGATGCATTGGGATTAGATAAACAACAATTGATGCAAGCAATCCAAAAGATTAAGAAAAACGATATTTTAAAAAAATAGTATATGATACGCTTAAAAGACCTATTAAAAGAAGAAGAGGAACTTCAGCAATTACCAACTGAATTAAAGAAACATTTCTTAGAAATCATTTCTACATATGGTCAACATAGAGAAGGAATGACTAGAAAATCTGATATCAGACAAGTTGCGGAAACTTTAGGTGGTATAGCAGATGCAGCTCAAGAATATACTCTAAGAGAAGGTGGTGATTGGTTCGATAGAGTTACAATCAAGCGTAACATGAATGAATTGATT